CAGGCGCGTTGCTAATAACGGTAGCAAACTGCCGAATAGGCGCAACGTCCACCATCTTCTCGACGATAGCCTTCTCAATGACAGTAGGCACGAGGTAACCACCGTCAGCCTGTGTGGTGACGTTCTGGCTGTCTGCACGGTAACCCATGCGGCGTACCTCAATGTCAATGTCGGCGTACTCGCGAGCAACTTCGCTGTCGATGCGGCGTAGTTCCTGCGTGTTACCAGTACGAACAGCGTTAAACCATGCACGGGTCTGTGCGCGGCCTCGGTCGCTCTCGCTCATTTCTTTGTTGTGCTCGGTCATCTTGGCGTGTCGGGCAGCACGTGCCTCAGCCTGCTTGCGAGCCTCTGCTTGGCGCTTCTCAATCTCTGCGGCCAATTGTTCCTTTGTGTAAGGCATATTTACTTTTATTCCTTTGTTATCGTTACTTTAATAACCTAATGACTCATCACCTTCATCTTCGGCCAATTCCTTTTCAAACTCTGCAATGATGCGCTCGGCCTCTTCATCGCTGATCGTCTCAGCTTCGTCTACCTGTGTGCTGGCGTCCTCAGTGGCCGCTTTATCTTCGGTAGCTTCTGCCTCGGCTTTCGGCTCAGCTTCAGCTGGCGTACCCTCTTCGGTTTTGGCTTCTGCTTTTGGTGCAACTTCGGTGGCTAGCTTTTCTTGGAGAGCTGCTAGCTGCTCTTGTAGTGGTTTCATAGCTTCTGCTATTACCGCTTGTAGTTCCTCTTTGTTCATACGTGCCCCTTTTGGTTTAGCTGTTGTATTGTCGAGGGCTGCCTCAAGCTTGCGTGCTTCGCTAAAGTAGCGTTTCATCAAGCCCCTTGCCTCCTCTTCAGATATACTACCATCATTAAGCGCACGAGTGGTAGCCCCTGTGTTAGAGGGAATACCAACCAAGCTAATCTCAAAGAGTTGGTTTTGGAGATACTCCAGCCCTTCATTTACCAGGTTCTCAAACCCGACACTCCAGGTGCGTAGGAATCCACGCGACACCTTACCCCACGCCCAGTTACCGCCGTAATCGCTCATGTCGTCTACGTCGAACTGCACAATAGCATCGTAGGCCCGCTCATCAGGTACTGGAATAATCTCCAGGACACGGCCGATATTGCTTGCTGCGTCGCTGTAATGATCCAGCTGCACAGTTGGGTTGTCCATAAAGCGCTTAAAGTCCCAGCCGTCAAACTTCAGGCTAGTGCCGTAGCTATCTACAGACTCATCAGTAAACCGGATACGCACGGTGTGGTTATCTTCATCTACTGATTGCGGTACGCTGTTACGTAAAATAATGTTCATGGTTTATCTCCTATACATATTCTAATTCTGATCCACTATCACTGGCAAGAGTACACAACGACAGTTAGGGTGGCTTGGTGGCCCTACCATAGGCTCGTAGTCTACCTTTAGCGTGTGCGTCACAGGATTGCCTGCTTTGCTGGTTGTCGTCACCTCTAGCCTGTCGCCTAGCTCCACAAATGGTTTGTTCAGCTCTACGATCTTGCCGTTAAGGCTTTGGCAGAATGGGCAGGCGTCACCTAGCTTGGTGTGCCACTCTTTGCCGGTCACAATGTCTGAATCATCCCAGCCGTATATATCTGCCTGGCTGGCTGCTCGTACGCTCTCAGTGCGTGCAATGCGGTCTGCCCGCTTGCTGCTCATGTCGCCAAAGATATTCTCAACCCTAGCGCGTAGCTCATTGCGGCTCTCTCCCTTGTCGATCCCCTCGGCCAGCGTCAGCAGTATCTGCTTCTGGCTTTCATCATTAATGTCTACAGCGATCTTGCGTGCGCGCTGCTTCACAAACTCAGAGACAGCCGGCACGTCTTTAGGCGGCTTAAAGTTCGGTAGCTGCGCCCAGGCGTCCTTGATTTGCTCTTTCATCAATGTGGTATACAGCGGCATAAGCGCATCTTGCAAGTTAATGTCCCACTGTTCGTCACTCATAATGAGCGCTAGCTGCTTGTAGACAGGGTCAATGTCACGCTTTGCCAAGCTACGGTTGCCGTCCTCTACTTCGTTCAGCTCTTCAATGACAGCCTTACGCTGCGCTTCAAAGTGCTTGCGGGCGGCCTTCCTAAAACTGGCCTCGTACTTATCGAGTCGTGGCTGCATGTCTGCCACCCGCTTTTCACCTTGCTGGAATCTATCAGCGGCTCGCTTCTTTACCCTCTTTTTTTTTTGATCTGCTGCGCGCTTAAGCATAACAGCTAGCTCTCGGCGGGCACGTTTCTTGGCCTCGTCGGCGAGCTTTTTCTCGTCTTGCTCTTTGTTGCCCTGCTCTTTGTCCTCGTCGCTCTCAGACGCTTCAGGCTCTTTGTCTTCAGTCTTTGGCTCTGGCTCGCTCTCTTCGCTCTTGCCTAGCTCTACACGGCCAGATGGGCGATACAGCACGTCACCACCTTCAATAGGCGGCAGGTCTAATGTCTTACGTACCTCATTAACCGTCATCCAGTTATTGATGGCAGCTGTGTTGGCGCTAGCTTCTACGCTCGAGTCGCTCGGTATAAAGTCTACAAAGGTAAGCTCTAGTGATGGATCGAACGGATCGATCACGTACTTATTAATAAAGTTACAGAAAGCACGGACACGTGGTAGCAATGTGTACTTGGCAAAGTGATACTCTGCCGCTTCCATGTTAGCCCTGTTAGCCGACGTGATCATACCAAGCAGCGCTGGAGACACACGAAACATGGCCAGTATCTCGTCACGGCTCAATTTGCGGCCTTCTAGAAAATCCATATCCCGTTGGGTCAGAACGAATTGTTTAGCAGAAGCGCCTCCACCAAGGATCATTGGTACATAAGCGTTTTGCCCACCACTGTAAAACTCGATAAGCTGCTGCTTTAGCCGCCTAAACGCTACGTCTGTCATCTGCTTTTCAGACTCGATGATCATACTTGGCCGTGCGCTGTTAGCAAAAAAGCGCTGGTTGTAGTCTACGGCCTTATCGTCAGTGTCTACTGCGCCAGCTGCTGCTTGAATAACCGACATACCATTGCGTGGGTTAGCCGGGTTCGGTCGATAGTCACGGTAAAACTGCCGCTCTTTGTCGGTATTCATCCAGTAATAGTCACCGTAACGCATAATCTCATCGCCGGTGTCTTTGTTTACCTTGTACTCTACGAGATGAGCAGGTAACACAGTAAGCGCTGCTGGTAGGCCTCGCATCTCTGTGTTCTCGCCCGTAGGCACAATGTAACTCTCGCCGTTGATGTTTAGGTAGCTAGCGTGTAGGTATAGCATCTGCATACCATGTTGGCTGTCTGTTGGGCTTTGTAGCAAAGAGAGTATAGGGTGCTCGGTAATCGTGTTACGGTTGCCGTTCCTATCTGTCTTTACTAACTGAAACTCAACACCGCTGAAAGCCTCAGCGATAAAGTCGTTAGCAGCAAAAACCCAGCCTTTGTTGGCTGTGACTTGGCTTGCCTTGTCTTTGTACTCTTTTATTTTGCCACCTTGGAATGATGGCATACCAGCGTTGTACGAATATACTCCGCCGTCATCGCTCAGGTAGTTGGCGCGTGATTCCGCCGGCTTCTCTTGCCGGTTTAGTACTGCGTCGTACACCCTCTGCAATAATCCTTTGTTATTGGTCATTAGCTTATCATCCTATTATTGTTAATAGCGAATCCAAATATCGCCCTCATCCTCATTAGAGATACCCATACAGATACTCCAGAATGAGTCACCATGTCCCTCTGGAGACTCGAGCGCTTGCAAAGCGTTGTCTACCATGAGGAGTTGGCTCGTCTGCCTTTGCTCATTGATCAGGTTGATACGGTTATTGGTTATGAGCATGTCTAGGTTAGCGGCCATCTTAGTCTGGTTTTTGGCGTTTAATGTAATCGGCTCCATAACAGGGTTTAGCAATCCCTGCTCAGCAAATCCCTCAAATTCAGCCCTAGTATTATCATAGTACAGTTTAGAGACGTTGAATAGTTCGCATATCTGGTTTAGCTCTTTGTATTGCTTCTCGTATTGCCAGCCGTCCATCCAGAATGAGTATATTTGGCGATAGCTTATAATCTCGTCGCCGTCTTCTGTCTCGCTATACTTTTTGATGAATAGCGCTAGGTGGCTTGGGTGGCGTTTCTTGCCAATGTCAAAGCCGCCTACAACGACAGCGTCAGCTAGTGCTTTATTCCAATCCTTTTTCTTCCAGCATAGCTCGGTACTTACACTCTCTAGGGCTTCACGGTTGATATAGCTGTCTTCGTTATAGACAGGCTGCGCCCTATACTCCTGGTTGAATGTCTTGTCGCCCTGTGCGGCTCTAATCTTCATAAGGTCATCGAATGTGTAAAAGTCTGGCCATAGTACCTTCTTGGCCTTCCAGTCTAGAATGGCGGGCGTAAACCATTGGGCAAATAGTGTGCTCAGTCCTTTGTCAAAGAAAAAGTCGTCGTTAGTCTGCGGCGTACCTACAACGTAGCACTCACCGCCCTTATTAACCATAGGCAGTAGCTCTGTGGAGACAATGCGGTTGATCTTACGAATAACTGTAGGCTTTAGCTTATTCTCTGGGTCTTTTAGCGGGTCGTCTACATAGATAAGGTTGGCGTGGATACCACGCTTAAAGGCCAGGAGGCCGGCGGGCTTTACGAGAAACTTCGGCGCTTTGTCGAGTGTTTGATTTGGGCCTACCTTAGCAAAACCAAGCACAGAGTCTGTTTGGCTCTTGTAGTTGGTAAGCTCTGAATAGAATGGGTTGATAGCTACAAGGCTACGCACCTTCGATAAGTGGTAGGCTGCTAGCTCGCTGTTATAGCTAAAGTACCAACCCTCTACCGGGCTGCGTCGCTTTTCTCTCTTAAAGCGCAATAAGTGCCACATGAGACGAGCGTACAGGCGTGTGCTCTTAAAGTGGCCACGCCCTGTGATATACATAGCGTATGGGTGTTTGTCCATGTGAGCACACACGTCAGCGACATACTGCCCACTTACAAACTCATCTTGGAATGAGAGGGCAAATACATGGTTTACAAAGTAGTTAAAGTCATCAACTGCCCTGCGCTCTATCAGCTCCATCGCTGCTGCTGCTTTCAGTTCCAGCAACTCCCTGGATGATTCTTGTAAGCTCGTCATCGCTCATGCCCTTTATCGCACCAGATATTTTAACTGTTGTCTCCGACTTGGTCGGTGCTTCAGCCCCTACAAGTTGTGCGGCCTGCTTTAGTGCTGCTAGTGCGTTTGCCCTTTCTCCATTCTTCATAGCCTCGTAGTACACGTGGTTTATCTTTTCAAGCTGCGTTTGTATAAAGTCTGGTATTTGCTCGTCATACGAGGCCTTGATACGCTTTTTAGCCGCTGCAATGTACTTTTGGGCTTGGCGCTCGCCAATACCCCATTGCTGCTTGATGGTCTGCTTGATAATTGATACACGCGCACCATTTAATATCTGCGTTAGCACCATCTCAAGTCGCATGTCCGTTATCTCTGCGTCTTTACTATCGTTTTTTGTTATGTCTAGATTTTTAATCGGCGGCACTTTCGTCTTGGTGTCGCTTTTCACGTCTAGGTTGCGTCTCTGTGTCTTTGCCATGATCACATTATACACCAAAAGAAAGAGACGCAACAATTGCTGCGTCTCACCATAAAGGAGGAATCTGGCAGCTGCGCCCACACACAGCTACCAAATATTCTACACCTTGTGCCAGTCTTTGCCAAGTACCCCTTTTGTACAGTCAAATACTTCGTCTGCGATATACCCACCTAGCTTATTGTCTTTGCGGTACACGATGTAGTTGTAACGTCGTGCAACCGCCTTTTGTTTTAAGCTTTCGAGCGTACCGTAGCTAAATACCTCACCGTTACTCAGCCGACGTGCTACCCACACGCCAGCTGGTATACCAATGCCTTTTGACTCATTGTCTCGGTACTTTATCTCTACTGTTTCGTAGTCCATGTTTGTTTTGCCTGTTTGTTAAAATGGAATGTCTGCGAGATTAATATCAGACACAGGCGCTGGCTCATCGTAGTTAGCCTGTGGCGCTGTTTGAGTGCTACTACCATCGCTATTGTTCTTACCACCGATAAAAGCAAACTCATCTACCACTACGTCGATCCTGCTACGATTGTTGCCGTCCTTATCTTGCCAGCGGCTCTGGTTAAGCCGGCCAGATACAAGCAGCGGGTCGCCCTTGTGGAGATACTGCGCAATCGTCTCACCGCCCTTATTCCAAGCTGTACAGTCAATGTACGCAACGTCATCGTTTCGACCGTTTACTGCGAGCGTAAAGCTGGTGACGCTGTGCCCGCTGTTTGTTTGTTTTGTTTCAGGGTCGCGGACTAGGTTGCCCATGACGACTGCTTTGCTAAAACCTTTTGCCATGTTGGTATTCCTTTCTATTCTACGGCTACTTTTGTTTTCTTAATTGCTGCTATTGGCGGCAGCATCCCGATGATCTTGTCGGCTAGCTCCTCATCGAGCTTGGCAGCATCTTGGTACTTTGTCGACAGCTCGTAGTCTTCTGCGAATGAATTGTACTCAGACACCCAGAAGGTACGGTTTTTGCCAAAGTAACCTTGATACTCAACATTCACGTAGTACTTTGTGTTTTGCCTTTTATCGAGGGGCGTAGCGGCAAACTCCATGAGGAGATTAAATAGGCGCTTGCGTTTCTTGGTTTGCAAGTCCTTGAACCAGTCAGTGTTGGTGTCAACAGTAAATCTACTGTTCTTATCTACATATGCATAAATGTGATTATCTGAATCATCGATATAGTAGTAGTGTTTATCCTCACCGGCAAGAACTTCAAACCCCATGCCAGCTAATTGCTGCTCAAGTTCGCTAATCGTCATTGTCTACTTTCTCAATCTCAAACTTGCTACCTATGATTTTGCTAACATGCTCTGCAACCGTCTGTGCCCTGTCGTACGAGAACCAAACCGACGCTGAAATATCAGTGTCGAGCGCCAGATTTTCGCCATTTTCTCCATACCCTGCAACGTAAAGCTTGTGGCCTACAAACTCGCTCTCCTCACACATAGTATATACTCGGTAGTCGTTATCTTCGCGCTCGCTTATCTGCGTACTAGCAAACTCAAAGACTACCGCCAGTAATGCTGTGCCATCTTTGTCGTTAAGGTTACTAATTGGCGAAGGGTATGTATCAATAGTGCGCTCATACCTTCTAGAAATTTTCGCAAAGGTATCATTGCCGCGCACTACATAATACGAATTTACTCCGTACTCTACGTCATACCCTAGGTTTTTTAGTGTCGCCTTAAACTCTTTTATTGTCATAGATTACCTGCCTTGATCTTATAGTTGGTTTTGACTGTTTCGAGGTGCTGTGCGATCTTCTCCGCAAACTCCATAGCGCGTAGGTCTGTAAGGCCTTCCACCTTAAACTGGATTGCGTCGATAGCAGCCATCACCTTTTCTTTATCTGGCGCTGCTGCTGCCTTGCGAGCTTCCTCGGCTGCTTTAGCTTCCGCTTCAGCCTTGGCACGTTCCTCTGCTTCCTTTTCGGCTCGGAGTTTTGCCGCTTCGGCCTCTGCTTCTGCCTGCTTGCGGCGAGCTTCTGCTGCTTCAACTTCAGCTTTGGCTGCGCGCTCGGCTTCCGCCTTACGCTTGGCCTCTTCAGCCTCTGCTGCTGCTTTGGCGTCTTCGTTGGCCTGCTTTAGTTGTGCGAGTAGCTGCTCGAATTTCTCATCGCTCAAGCTTGTGAGTGTTGGCTCGTACAAACTAATGTCGTCTGTGTACATCATCAGTTTGGCGCGCCGTGCTGCCAGCTTCTCCTCTTGCTGTTTCTTCAAGAGGTTTTCGGCAAACTTCTCTTGGTCTTCGAGGTACTTCTCAGCCTCGCCGATAATCTTGGCCGCCTCACGGTTTACAAAGTCGATTGCCTTTGACTGCTTCAACACGTCAGCCTTCAAAAAGTCGTGTGTCTTTTTGATCTTTACACGTTGGCCGCGGAGTGCAAGCCGCATCTTGCGAGCTTTCTGCATCTCCTCTTTTTGTGATACGTCAGTTACCACAATATCTTTGTAAGTAGCGAGAATCTCGCCAACCTCAGTGAATGGTGCGCCGTAAGCCTTAATAAGCTGCTCGGCGTCTGTAATCTCGAGCCCCGACTTTACGAGGCCGTCGCGAATGTCTAGCACCTGGCTATTTGTTGCCATCTTCTGCCCCCTTTCTTATTTGTTCAATGTCGCGCCGCACACGGGCTACTGCCTCGCGTCCATGCGCTGCCGTGTACGCCATCAGCTGTTCAAATAGTTCTTCTGCGTTTGTCACTTCTGGCAAGTCGTTATTATCTTTGCCAAAGCCTTCAATTACAGTGTCTGCTACGATCAGCATGAGGGCGCGCATCTTTGGGTCTACTTCCACTTTACCCCCTTTATTTACTATTGCTGTTCAAGTGCGAGCTTTTGGATTTTCTTGCGCTTTCTCAAGTCTGCCTTAATGTCATCAATGACATGAGTAGCTTCGAGTGTCCAAGTTGCACGGTTTTGCATGATTGCAAGGTCTACAATATCTTCTGCGGTCAAATCAACCTTGCTATTTTTGTTGTTTATTTGCTCAAGCAAGATAGTGCGAGCTGCTTCGCACGCCATGTACATCATAGCTGCACGCATTACCTTGCTACGGTCTTCGATACGGTTTTGTAAATTGGCCATTTGGTATTTACTCCTAATTTTTAATGTTCAAGTTTAGTTGTGTTATGTGTAATAGTTATTTCTCGTCCTGTTTAGTATCCTTTCGTCTTACTTATCTGCTCTTATTATAGCAAATGCACGACGAAAAACAATAGAAATTACAAAGATTTTTTACTTTTCGTCTGTGGAAAAGTCGATAGTAGCAAAGTCGTCAATCGCTTTGTCGGGGTCACCGTTAGTGTATACCATTACGTCTGTATGGATACGGGCCACTTTGCGTACGTTGTTGAAATTCTTGGCTGCGTATTTGCTCGTGTCTGTGTTCTCGATAAAGATGATATGGTTGTACAGGTCAACTTGGCCGTTGTAGTCATCTATGTAGCACTTCGTAAGGTACGGTATGTCGTTAATTGCGCCGCCGTTCTTTACGTCGCTACGCTCGTAGTTGCCAATGGCGATGATAAAGCGGTTGGGCTTCATCTTTTTGGCTAGGTCAGACAGTAGCAGGTCACTGTGCTTATCTTCTGTGTTCATGTCGTATAACACCAAGTCTACTGTTTTATCTGGATGATCGATAAAGTAGCCGGTAATGTCGCCATTTATATAGGCTAGCCCGCCATCGTCTGGCGTGAGTATCTCGGCCGCCTCAGCTTCTAAATCTGCATCGTTCGCTTGCAAGCCAATAAAGTTGTAGCCGTTTTTAGCCGCTACGAGGCCCGGTGCGCCGTTTGTTGGGTTAAGATGCATAATGAGGCCACCTTGCGGACAAAACCACTCATACAGCGTCTGGTACAGCGTGGGGCTACGTTCTCCGGTGTCTACTCCCGACTCTGCCCATAGTTCATCGCTCTTAACCCAATCTAGCTTGCGCCCGTCTATGATAGACTCAGGCATTAGCTTTGTGCCGCTTGGTGATATGAGCCGTTCAGTGTCTAGGTCTTTAATCTCTAGCTTGTCTAGCCGTAGCTCCAGGTAGTCTTGGTCAAATTTTAGCTCGTCTAGAATCTCTTCAAGCTTTAGCTCGTCGTAGCGGCCGCTAATGGCCTGGCTGTTAAGTAATACGTTCAGCTTGATCTTGTCGTGCTCGTCTAGGTTTAGGCGGATACACGGAACGTCAATTAGGCCAGCGGCTTGGGCGGCTCGTGTGCGCTGGTGGCCGCCAATGATTGTGTTGTCGTGATTGATAATTACAGGGTCGACGAGGCCAAACGTCTTTATAGACGACACAAGCCCCGCAAACTCATCTTTATCGATAATGCGGGGGTTTCTCTCGTCAAACTTTAGTTGGTTTATGTTGATATGCTCGATCTTCATAGTGCCCTTTCTTTAAATAAGAGTAGGGCCGCGTGGGACAAGCTGCACGGCCCTACAAGCATTTTATCACAAACCTAGTTCTTTGGCTTTCGCCTTGGCTTTCTCGCCCTTAAGGCCTGCCAGCTGCTTGCTCTCGTCCTCAGTAATGGGCTCGACGATGTAATCGCCAGACGCTCCGGCAATCTGATCGATCACACACAGCCCGCCAGAGTGGCCAAGCACTGTGTTGTTGTAGACTGTTACGCGTGCCTGCACTGGCTTGCCGGCGAGAAACTTCCAGCCTTTCTTGGTTACAATCCAGGTGCGTGGGATATGTGCCCCCTTGGCGTCCTTAACTTTTGCTACAAGCCCGTGCAATCTCAATTTTGCTGTTTGTGCCTTAACAGAAAATGGACGGTCAACATCTGCCATATCTACATAGCGTGGGTTGCTTTCTTTTTCGCTAGCCTGCCGACACGTAATGCGGGCCATATCTTTTAGGAGATACACCATGCTTGGTGTAATTTTGTACTTATATAGTTGGATTCTACGGCCACAGCACTTACACACTCCGTCATTGTCGCGTGCTTCAAGGATTGCTTTTACTGTAGTTTCAGTTTTGCCCGACATGTTACATTTTCTCCAGGTAGCTATCTACTAGTGCTTCGTTCAGCATTTGGTCTACATCGTCCCACTCTTGCTGTTCTTGCTTGCGCTTGCTGATAAAGTTCTTGATTGTGTTGATGATACTCATTTGGCTTTTGTCCTTTCGCCTTAAGTTGTTGATAGTTTCAGTATATATGCTCGACGTTAGAAAGTCAACACTTTTTTAAAGAAAAACCCAACTTTATTGTTGGGTGTTCTCCTCGATCCACTTTTTGATGAAAGCGTCACGCTCTTGCTTATTAGCCATGCGCTTGTAGTCGTGCCCGCACTCATCGCGCCAAGCCCTGTTAGCTTCAGCCTCCGGCCCTTCGCTACGGTTGTCTTTTTGGCCGCCCATAGCCAGGCGCTGCTCTGGCGGTAGCTTCTGCTCGTCTTGCACCATCTTCATGTGTTGTACAGAGTTTTTGGCAAATAGCTCCGTTGTGCCGTCTGCCATCTTCACTGGCATAAGCTCAAAGTAGCTAATCATTTTATTTACCTTCTCGCGGTCATCCTCTTGTACTGTGTAGGTTTTACCGTCGTAGGTAGTTAGTTGGTATTTAGGCATTGTGTTTTCTCCTATTTGTTACTGGTTTATTTTATTTTGCGTCACCGTAAAAGTCTATATTGTCGTAGTCGATCTTGCGGGCTTTCTCCTCTCTCTGTCTCTGTATAAGTTGCTCAATCTGTGCCGCCTTGGTTACAAGGTCATATGCTGTTTTAACTGTTGGTTTAAACTCGTACTGCCACCTTGGGAAGGCAATACGCATAAAGTCAAAGTAGTTTACTGCCGACTCTAGGCCACGGGTACGTACCACTTCCTTAACCCACTTACGTGCTTGGTTGTGGTTTGTGATTGTTACGCCAAGCGACTTTGCTGCATCGTAAAATGCTTTCTCTGCTGGGTCGTAGTTCGAACGCGTGCCGGTCATCGGCGTTGCAAGCTCTCCGTATGGGCTATTTGTAGCGATATTACTGTTTGTGGTTGTTGCTACCGCGCTGTTGGTGTTGCCGGTGTTAGCCTCGATCTGCTGTACTGCGGGCTGCTCTGGTTGTTTCTTCGCCCCCTCTTCGGCTTTCTTGGCGTCTGATTCAGCGATAACCTCCAGCTTAAGCTTGTGGTACAAATCCTCGTCAATGATATTATTGCGGCGGTCGTAATTGTCGGCCTTAATGTTCTTTGTCTGTAAGGCGCATTGCTCTGCTGTGGTAAGCTCGCGGGTTGCTTCTCGTGGTTTAGACACAGCAACCTCTTTTGGTTCTTCTGTCTCCTCAGGTATGTTGTCTGGTTCGGTCGTCATACCGCCTGTAATCATCTCCTCATACCTGTTTGCGTTTACAGTGTCGCCTTTCTTTCGTAGGGTCTCAATATATGCCCATTGCTGGTCTTCGTTTGCCCGCATAAAGTTCTTGTCGCGCTCTTCTCTGTCGTGATTCTGTCGGTACTCTTTAACAGGGCTCGGCTTTTCTTCGTCGTTTGCTTTGTTCTCAGTGTCTACTTCGGTATGTGTAGGCATGGTTGATTCTTCAGCAATAACGTCTGAAAGGTCTTCGGTTTCAATCTCGGCCTCTTTGTTGCGCGGTTTAGACGTTTGTGCTTTAACGATACTTCGCTTTTCTGTGAGGACTTGGCCATTTGCTGTTGTTGCTGTAGCGTTTTCAAAATCAATCTCAAGCATTGGGCGTATAGCGTCCCGCACAAGTGAATTGCCTTCCATGTGGTAGTCTACATTAATCCACCCGCTCTCTTTCATTAACCAAAGATACTGTTTGACGGTCGATGTTTTCTTGTCTAGTTCAGCGGCTAATGTGCTATTTTTAGCAAAACAATACCCATGCTGTTGTGAGTGTTTCTCAATCAATTTATACAAGGCTACACAGGTAAGTGTGCTTTTGCGGCCGTGCGCCATCGCTTGTCCACTCAGAAATAGGTCAATATTGATTGATTTAAGCATTGTTACTTGTCCTTTTTACCGTAAAGGCTATTGTAACGTGTGATGAATGAGAATGTCATTTTTTGCCTTCTACTTTCTAGAAACAAATACCGTCTACCCAATAAAGCTTGCGATAGACGGTAGACGGTATTTGTCCCTGCTTTATTGATTCGTCCATCGCACTTTCAGTATAGCACGTCCAACAATAAGATGCAATAGCTTTTTGTCGTTTTCACCCGCTTTTTTCGTCCGCCGGCCACGCCGGCAACAAGCGAACGAAGTGAGCGCGTTAGTAAATCCTGGCCTATATCCAATCCTTAATCCTATCCTTAATCCTATCCTTAATCCTATCCTTAATACGTTTATTCTCATAAACCCCCCGTTTATTTCTATAAACCCCCCGTTTATCACAATGTACACCTACCCGTTTATTTCTATAAACCCCCCGCTTATCACACTGTACACCCCCCAAAAAACCCCCCAAAAAACTATTGACTCTCAACGTCGTGCATGCTACTATAAGACCAGCTAAAGATTAAAAGAAAGGACAAAATCAATGGCTAAAAACACTAACACAACAAACACAAATATTATTAATAAGGTTACAAAACCATTCGCAAAGGGCCTTACCATCCTTGACTTGGTAGCCCGCCTCGCACTTGGTATTGCAGTATGGTTTGTGCCAGTTCCTAAATTCATGGTATACGCCGCTACATTCTTGGGCGCTGTTGCAGCCTTCCAGACAGCTGCTATGCTATGGAAGGCACAAAAATAATCACCTAGTGCCATATGAATAACAATTATAGGTGGGAAAGGATGACGGACAGCTTGAAAGCTTTAACCGGAATCATAGCAATATTATTAGCCTTAATGGCAGTACCTCACATCAACAAATCGGCAGCCTCGACAAAGTACGAAGCGACGCCAGAAAGAAAAGAGCAGCAAGGCGAAGTTGCAAAGCGCCTCGAGAAGCTCGGTATAGAGACGCGCCAGCAAATAGAGGCTAAAGCCAAAATTGACGCAGAAAATCGAGCCAAAGAGGAAGCGCAACTACAAGCCAAGCTAGCCGCAGAGGCAGAGGCCAAAGCGTGGACAGTGTCCACCTCGCCTCACGCCAAGGTATCAGTAACTCGTATCAATGAGACGCTGGCTATCTTACGCGAGCTAGGACTTACCAAGATGGGTGCGGCCTACCTTGTCGGCAACTTTATCGCTGAAAGCTACGTAACACCATGTGGTGTACGAGGCGATGGCGGAGTAGCAGACGGGTTGGCGCAATGGCATCCTGGCAGGCGTGTAGACATGCCTTGTGGCTTGCGTGAGCAGCTCATATGGGCTGTAAACGTAGAAATGCCACGGGACGCCGCAAACGGGGGGGTCACAACACCCCACGG